CGTTCCCTGCACTTCTTCTTAGCTGCATGGCCTGTTGTTGGTATCTGGTTCACTGCTCTTGGTGTTAGCACCATGGCATTCAACCTCAATGGTTTCAACTTCAACCAGTCCATCATTGATGGACAAGGTCGTGTCCTGAACACCTGGGCAGATGTCCTCAACCGTGCTGGTCTTGGAATGGAAGTAATGCATGAGCGCAACGCTCACAACTTCCCCCTGGATCTGGCTGCTGCTGAGTCCACTCCTGTGGCTCTTCAGGCACCATCCATTGGTTGATCTGTCATAAAATCACAACAATGGGGTGTTAACAACACCCCTTTTTTTAGTCTTAAATGGTAAATAAAAATGGTTGCATCAACACTACAACAACAAAGGAGGGGATGGTTTGATATCCTTGATGACTGGCTTAAACGAGATCGTTTTGTCTTTGTGGGCTGGTCTGGACTTCTTCTTTTTCCCACTGCTTATCTGTCAATTGGTGGCTGGCTTACTGTCACTTCCTTTGTTACGAGCTGGTACACCCACGGTCTCGCAAGTAGTTACCTTGAGGGTGCTAATTTTCTTACAGCAGCTGTCTCGACGCCTGCTGATGCTATGGGTCATTCTCTTCTTCTACTTTGGGGTCCTGAGTGTCAGGGAGATTTCGTCAGGTGGTGCCAACTTGGAGGGCTTTGGGCCTTTGTTGCTCTCCACGGTGCTTTTGCCCTAATTGGATTCATGCTTCGTCAATTTGAAATCAGTCGTTTAGTAGGTATTCGTCCTTACAATGCTATTGCGTTCTCTGGGCCTATTGCTGTTTTTGTCTCTGTTTTCCTCATCTATCCACTCGGACAGTCGAGTTGGTTCTTTGCGCCGAGTTTCGGTGTTGCGGCGATTTTCCGCTTCCTACTCTTCCTCCAAGGTTTTCATAACTGGACGCTCAATCCCTTCCATATGATGGGAGTAGCAGGTATCCTGGGTGGTGCTCTGCTATCTGCTATCCATGGTGTTACTGTGGAGAACACATTGTATGAAGATGGAGATCAAGCAAATACATTCAAAGCTTTTGATTCCACGCAGGAAGAAGAAACTTATTCAATGGTCACTGCAAACAGATTTTGGTCACAGATCTTCGGTATTGCTTTTAGTAATAAGCGCTGGCTTCATTTCTTTATGCTCTTTGTTCCAGTTATGGGACTCTGGACTTCCAGCATTGGGATTATTGGTCTTGCTCTCAATCTTCGTGCATATGACTTTGTTAGTCAGGAAATTAGAGCAGCTGAAGATCCAGAGTTTGAAACTTTTTACACCAAGAACATTCTCTTAAATGAAGGACTTCGTGCTTGGTTAGCACCAGTAGATCAACCTCATGAGAACTTCGTGTTCCCAGAAGAGGTACTACCAAGAGGTAATGCATTATGATTACTTCACTTTTCAGTTTCATTTTTGCAGCACTCATGTGGGTTCAAGTCCCACAATGGTCTGATGATTGGTCAAAGTGTGCAGTAGATGTCCCTGACCCTGCATGTCACTGGTACATTACAGCACCTGACAGCACCATGGGAGTTGGTTTCAATTGGGAAACTGCTCCATGGTTTGATGTTCATGGAATGAGAGATGTTGCTCAATTGAGCAATACAATGCAAACAATTAATGCTAGTGCCAGAGAAATATCATGAACTCAGTTGGATTATTAGTATTGAGAATTTGTGTTGGGACACTTCTCATACATCATGGATATGAAAAATTAGACAACATTGAAAATTTTGCAGATGCATTTGTCAGACCACTGCATCTGCCATTCCCAATTTTCTTTTCTTATATTGCTGCTGCCTCAGAAATTTTTGGCAGTTGGTTGATTATTGTAGGATTTCTTACAAGGTTTGGAGCATTTTCAATCTTTGGGACAATCTCTGTTGCCATCTATCATGCACTTATGACCAGTGGTTTTAACATTTATTTGATTGAACTGCTAGGTCTGTACTGGGGTGGAGCAATATGTATTGTATTATGTGGTCCTGGCATGTTATCATTGGATTATCTAATCTTGAATAAGATACTTAGTTCAAGTGCAATTCCAGAAACAGAGGTTAAAATTAATGAACAACTTTGAAGTCTTCTTTTACTTTGTTTGTTTTGCAATCATTGCAGGTGGTTCATTTGCAATGATGTGGAGTAATATTCAATCAATCAATATGATGATGGATAAACCACCTAAGCCAAAGCATCCAGAAGCACCTTCCCCTGGTGATGAACTAATGTATGTTGATCTCTCAAGAGAAAGGTTAGAAGACCTTTACAAAGATGATAAAGAATGATATGCTAGGAGGAGTAATCCTCCTTTTTTAATGGCAGATCAAGTTTCTTCAAGTAGAAAAGCAACAGCAGTCATGAAAACTGTTTCAGAAAAACTGTCAGAAGCAATCTCTAATCTAGATTGGGATTGCTATGATAATGTGGTGGTAGAGATTGGTGGTACTCAGGTTTCTGGTATTCATCAAGGCGAAGACTATAACAAAAAATGGTCTGCACCTTATGGAACACGTAAATATAACAAGGATGCATTCATTGTAATTAAGAATCTGGATCGCAGTCCTTTCGTACCTTCTCAACCATTCCCAGAAGGTGAATTCAAACCTGCCCACCCTTACCAACCTAAATGAAAGAAGACCCATATAGTTTACGCCCCCTACTTGACTTTGTAGGGGGCGTTCTTATATCATTAAGTGTAATTGCAATTCCTTTTTTAGTTTTATTAGTATTATGATGTTCACTGTTTACAGCAAAAATGGATGTCCCTATTGCACAAAGGTCATCAGTGTTCTACAATTGGCAGAGATGAAATTTGTGGAGTACAAACTAGGTAGAGACTTTGATAAAGATCAATTCTATGATGTCTTTGGACAGGGTTCTACATTCCCTCAGGTTCTCAAAGATCAGGAGAAACTTGGTGGATGTATGGATACTGTTAAATACCTCAGAGAAAACAAACTGGTGTAATGAATGAAGAAACCTATGATATGATTGAACATGTAATTGACAATGCCTTCAAAGGCAATCTGAATTTCAAATTCTATGAATTTCTAAAAGCAAACAAAATCAAAAAACATGAGATTGATGCCTTTAATGAAAGCTCTGTTGCAGCAGAGATTAGTGATTTGACTTTACAACTTGAAGAATATATCAAAGGTGGTGCTGATGATGAGCACAAACAACTGAGAGAGGCTTATGGATACATACCCAAACCTCAGGCAAGAAAAATAAAAGAATACCTGTATGGGATTCTTCTTGATGGATGGAGGTACAGTAGTGACAGAAAACCAGGGAGGAGAAGAAAGTCCTCTAAATAAAGTCAAAAGTGATGATACCCTCAAAATGAACAGAGGTGTAGAATTACTACTAAGAAACAAAAGGAGGACACCCAGACCAAAAACTTTCCAAGTGAAGTTTGGTAAGGTGATCTCTTTATTAAGAAGGGAGATACACATTAACCTAGACTTCTCATTAGATGTCCTAAAACACAGTCCTGAAGGGGAGAGGTAAAATGTTAGCAGTAACCTTAACACTATCTACAATTATTTCATTATTGTTTCTTGTTGTTGGAGGTATAGTTGGATATCTTCTTAAAGAATATGCATACCAGAGAATATCATCCTACATTCCAACCCACCCTGAAATGTTTGATGAGAATGGACAGATTATCCCAGATGAAATTTTATCAGTGAGGTTTGAAAATGGCCCAGACGACCAAGAAGAAGTTTAGTGTGACTAAAAAACTTCCCCCCAATCCTTTTATCCATGAGATTTTGGAGTTTGCTAGTAAGCAACGCTCCAATGCAAAGAAGGCTGATGTATTAAAGGAGCACAGAAATGATGCTCTTGTTTCAATCTTGATATGGAACTTTGATGATACAGTGATCTCTTTGCTTCCTGAGGGGGAAGTTCCCTTCAATAAGAATGATGCACCTATTGGGACAGACCACACCTCTTTGAGGAAGGAGTATAGGAATCTCTATCACTTTGTGAAAGGTGGCAATGATGGACTTTCTAAGACTCGTAGAGAGTCTATTTTTATCCAAATGCTAGAAGGACTTCATCCTGATGAGGCAGAAATCATTTGCCTCATCAAGGACAAGGCACTAGGATCAAAGTATAGAATCACCAAGGATGTGGTGTCACAAGCATATCCAGACATTGAATGGGGAGGAAGAAGTTGAAAATCATCAAAGAAGACTGTGATCCTGCTGATGCACAGGACAAATCATTACCTAATAATGCATTCCTTGTAGAGTATAGAGTGGATGATGCATCTCATTATGACTTAGTCTTTGCTAGTAAGCAGAGTGAGATATTTGATCATTACTATGATACTTACAAAAAGGACTTTGTTACAATGAACCAAGCAGAGGGAAGGGTTAGTCCTAAACTTTGGGGCATTAGTAAACCTGAAAAGAAAGAATCAAAGAAATAAGATGGGAAAAGGATTTGATGTAGAGTTTGATTTGCCCAAAGATGATTTGGATAAATTAATCAAAAAATATAAGAGATTGAACAAGTATCGCAAATCTAATTTTTTTGAACTTAAGACCTTAGATGGTTCTGAAGAGGTCATTTCTAAGATGATTAAAGAGTTAGAGGATAATCCAATTGATGGGTAAGCATTATTTTGTAAATCTATATGGTTGCCCATTTGGAAAACTCAATGATGAGCATTTTCTTAGACAGTGTGTCACAGAGGCTTGTTCCACTAGTAGAGTTAATCTATTAGAAATAGTATCTAAAGTATTCTCTCCTCATGGTGTGACCATTCTAGGTCTCCTAAGCGAGAGTCATATCTCAATTCATACATGGCCTGAGAGAGGGGAGGCTGCTGTTGACTTCTTTACCTGTGGTAAAGCAAGACCTGAATTGGGATGTGATATCATCATCAATAAACTAGAGGCTACAAAGCATAGAATTGGACAGATAGAGCGTTGACAAAGGAGTTAAATAGTAATATGATTACAGCATGTATTCCCCATATCATGTACAAGCCTTATTCACCTGAGTGGAATCGTAAAAGATATCTCAGAGAAGCAATTGACTCATACTTCAATGATTATGTTGAAGTTGATGTTATCTATGCTGATCTTATGGACATTCTTCATGAGAGATCTGAAGGTGCATATGCAGATTTCCAAAGGACAACAGATTTAGAAGCAAAACTGCACAAAGAATAAAATGCTTTCTACTGCTTACAGACTTCGTTTAGAGTCTATTTGTAGGCTCATTGCTAATAAAGAGACTGTCCCTCTACAGGACATGATCTGGGCAGAGAAATTAGCAAAGGCGCACACAACTGCAAGAGATTGGTTAAATAAAGCAAGACGTCAGGCCACCTCAGAAATTGAGGAGGGCAGCACTGATGATTTCTTGAATAAGATGGGACTTGGAGATCCTGATCCATCTAATCATAAGGATGGATTTGATGGAGCAGATGAAATTGTAGATTGGTTCAAGCAAGATAAACCTGATGATTGGAGGCAACATGACTGAAAAGAAGAATACCAAGACAGATGAAAAGATTACTCCTGAGACATATGAAAAAATGAATAAGGAGTTTGAGGAAGATGGACTTGCCTTCATACTAGAAGTTCCTACTCAAGAAGAAATTGATAAGTGGAGGAAAGGTGACTGAGTCAGAAAGAAAATTTATTATCCAACTTCAACTCAATAATGTTTGTAAAGTATTGGATGGTGAAATTAAATACTCAACA